GGCGATTGCTGCGGCACCGCCGGGATAGTCCCGTGCGGCGTGGTACAGGGCTAATTCGAGCGTCAAAACTTCTTTCTGCGCTCTATCAATACAACTTAAAGCTATCCGGCTCATGGCATTACTCCTACAAAGTTGCCAGTGCCGCGCGGCGTGCAGTGGTGTTACATTTGCCGCGTGGCTTGAAAGGGCCCAAAAGCCGGCTAGATCTTAGGGATCGAAGCCGGCACCGTGTTGGGGAAAACAATCCGTTGTTCACCCCTAGCGCAACAGCTGCCCGATCTGTGGTGGAGAAGGCAGCAACCCAAGGCATCCGTGCCTTGGCAGCGCGGTAAAGGAGGCGGTTCTGCATGTGGTGTGCCCGCCAACCCTCATCGCGACCCGACAGCACTGTGGTGGTGTGTGCCGGGAGGAACTAGGCGGCCCTTGGGTCGCCTTTTTTCTAATGTTTTTCTGTCTCTACATCAACGGCTGCGGTCTTGGCTAAGCCGCTTGTGCAGGGTGTATTCCACTAGGAGCGGGGAAAATTTCAGGAAGGTCAGGACGTAATTCGTGAGGCTGAACTTTGCCACCAGAGGCGCGAGAAACAGAGTGAACACGTTCAGTCGGCACCCGACCCGCCTTTATCCATTTCCAAACGTGAGGCTGCTTAACACCGCAACGACGAGCCAATTCAGACTGATTATCACCACACACTTTTAGTGCTTTAAGCAAAGCCTCAAGAGATGGGGATAGCAGCTCGGCGGATGGTTCGTCGCGCTTCAAATGGGCTGTAGCCATGTGTATTTCCTTGGCATGTGATGTCTGGAACGCAAATTACAACCTTGGGTTTAATTAGTCAACACCCTAGGTAATTGGACACTTTATAACCTCGGTTGTAGCCTTTCCCCATGAACTACTTAGACAGATCTGAACTACCGACGCTGGCTGATCGCCTCAACTACGCCATGTCCCTGCGCAACCTTGTGCAAGAGGATCTCGCGTCCCTTATTGGGTGCTCTCAAACCAGCATCCAGAAGCTCGCCTCCGGGAAATCAAAAACCAGCAAGTTTCTACCGGCGATTGCGCGAGTACTCCAAGCTGACGTGGACTGGCTTGAGCTGGGGACGATCCCAGCCAGCAATACAGCCTCAGTCACTGGAAACAAGGTCCAGCCCAGAGATGGAACTCCGTTCGTTCTCGGCGAGCTATCGCCTTGGGACGATTCAACACCACTTGACGACGATGAGGTCGAATTGCCGCTGTATAAGGAAGTAGAAATTGCGTCGGGACACGGCCGATCAGCTGTCCAGGTCGTACCAGGTCGCAAGGTGCGCTTTTCGAGCTACACACTGCGAATGGCCGGAGTTGATCCAACCAACGCTGCCTGCGCAACTAACACGGGAAACTCCAATCATCCCCTAATCCTCGACAAAGCCACGCTTGGCGTCGACAAGGGAATGACCAAGATCATCGATGGACAGATCTACGCCATTGACCATGATGGGCTCTTACGCATTAAATTCCTTTACCGCCTCCCAGGCGGCGCATTGCGATTGCGAAGCTACAACCGCGAAGAATACGGCGATGAAGACTACCCGCTCGATGACGTAATGGAGCAGCGCATACAAATCATCGGGCGGGTGTTCTGGTGGTCGACCCTAAATCCGACGAACGCACCACCTCTGTTATAAAATTAAACCCAAGGTTATTGCCACAAATTAAAACCTAGGTTATTTTTGCCTCACTCTTCCACCACAGAGCGAGGCAATACCATGCACACCACAGCCACCCTGCACGTCCACCCGGCCGTTGCAAACCCATCCCGCATCTTCGAGGTACGCCGCCTGGCGTTAATTTGCGGCTGCGCTTTCATCGCTTCCAAACCCAAGCTGAAAAAACGCAACGCGTCCTTTCCGTTCGATCCAAACGGCGGAGGGCACGCGGCATGAGCAAGTACAAACTCGACAACCGCACGCTGGCGCTGCTCAAGGCCCAGGTAAACCTAACCGAAACCTTCAACCACCTGCTGCGTGCCGAAGTTCAGCGCGAAGCCTTGGCCTTCCGCCTGATAGTCGAACGCCGCAAAGCCGACACACACTTCACTGTTGAACTGGGAAGCGAACGCCACACGCTGACCCTGACCAACAGCAAGATGATGCACCTTAAGCTTGCGGACTTTATCGAGGAGATCGTCAACGGTCCCGCCAACCCAAGCGATGCGTCGTCTGTACCGCACGCAGACCGCCGCTACGGTGTCTTCGAAATTGAACACAAGCAGCGCGTGTTCGACCTGGTGAAAACCGGCGGCGCGCTGAGCCTCGATATGGGTTTTGAGCAACCTATCAATCTGGCGATCCATCGCAACAAAACCCGCACGGGCATCACCACCATCATGAGCATCGGCGTCAAGAAGCCGTTCAGCAAGTGCTTCACGGTGTGCGGTAGTGACGTGGAAATCTACTCCATGGTGGCCGAATCCCTCACTCACCTCGCAGCCGTGGCGACTCCCGCCGCGCATGCAGCATAGGAGGTCGCAATGGAACGTAGCCTGGAAAAGGCCGCCAAGTACTTCGGCCTCACCCGCCCCAAACTGATCGCGCTGATGCGTGACAAGGGCTTGCTCACTGACCACAACCTCCCGGCGTTCCCTGTACGTGACCGGGAATACCTGCGGATCAAGAACGGCAACTGGTACCACGAGAAGGCCGGAATGCAATACAGCCAGTCGACGAAGGTCCGGCAAGCCGGCATGCCCTGGCTGGCGAGTCAGCTTGGCCTCGAACTGCCAGCCATCCCGGCAGACAACCGTGACGTGGCCTAGGGAGTACGCCCGCCAGATCGTCGCCATGCACACACGCGAGGAGCGCAATGCAGCGCTCCTCGAAGTGCCGGAGCATCTGCGGGAGCTGACCAAACGCCACTGCCTGAATGCTTGGAACCACCCATCACGACTCAAACGCAAGGAGTCCGCCCCCCATGAGCAACAACAGTCAAACACCGCTACGGCTGCAACCCGCGCCGGATAGCGCAACTGTCGAGATGCTGCACCAACTCTTCGGCGACGTGCTTATCCCACTTGAAAAACTGCGCGTGCACTACTTCAAAAACCTCAACGAGAAGAATTTTACCGAGGCGATCAACAGCGGCCGTATTCAACTGCCAGTGACCACCCTGGATCACAGCGTAAAGGCGTTGAGGTATGCCCACATCAAGCATGTCGCAGCCCTGATCGATATCCGCGCTTATAGGGCGGATGAAGAAATGCCGCGACCAGAAGCCATCGGCGACGAGGTGTGACATGTCACTACTCGATCAATGCCGACACTGCGATACACCGCTGTCTGCCGACGAAAAGGCCAGCCGACTTTGTGGTGAGTGCAGTTACTTTGCCGCCGATTATCAGCGCTACGACGCCCTGCGAGAAGAAGGCTACATGCCGCATCAGGCCAAGCTGATGTGTGGCCTGGCAGATCCTCCAGACCCAGACGACGAATAACACACCAACTGGCTGCCACCACCAGCCAAAACACCACCAGGAGCACACCGCATGACTGCAATTCAAATTTGCGCACTGATCAGCATTGCTACTGCCGCCGGCATTCTCTACTGGATCGGTTACCGAGGCGGCTTGGCAGATGGCCGGGCCGAAGGTTACGAAAAGGGTTACACCGAAGGGTGCGACCACGGTTTTGGGAAAGCATACGCAGCATTCCCTACGGTCATCACTCTTAACAAGGAACGCCGCGAACGCGTAAAGCAATTGCTTGACCGACAACCAGAAGACCGACTCATTCTTTTGAGCATCGCCGAAAAGCTCAAGCTAGCGGCTGCGACGTTCAAAGCCGTGAAATCAGAAATACACGCCGCACAGGCACTCACCCTGCGCGAAAAAGCTCTGAGTATCGCGGTGGCAATGGATCTGTTTGAACAGGGAGATGCGGCATGAACCGCGCCACTCCAGTGCTACGCCTGACGCCCCAAGCCGCCGGATCCCTGCAGCAGCAATACGACACGATTTCCAAGGAGCTGCGAGCACTCACTCGCCGCTGCAAGGAATTCGAACGCCAGTTGAAAGCGCGGATAGGCTCTAACGCGGTACGCCAGTTGCACAAAGACACCGACAACGCGCTGCTGCTGGCTGATCTTGTAAAGGAGGCAGCATGAACTGGATCCTTACCTCCACCGGCAAGCGCTTCGACCTGCTCGAACCCGACGCCGACATGATCGATCCACGGGACATCTCGCACGCACTGGCCCACCTGTGCCGCTTCAACGGCCACACCCGAGAGTTCTACAGCGTCGCACAACACAGCTGCATCGTCGCCGAGCTGGTGCCGGAAGAACATAAACTTGCGGCCTTGCTTCATGACGGACCGGAGGCGTACCTGGGCGACATGACGCGACCACTCAAACAATGGATCAGCGCCTATGAGCACTTCGAGGACTGTATTTGGTGGCGCGTCTGTGATCGGTTCGACATAGCACCAGAACTCCCAACCTGCGTCCATAAGGCCGACCTAATAGCGCTGGCTACCGAACGCCGCGACCTCATGCCATCCGATCCGGCCATCTGGGATTGTTTGGTCGGCATCGAACCCATGGCTGAAACCATACGCCCATGGCCCGCTGCAGAAGCTCGCAGCACCTACCACCAGCGCCTGATGGATCAACTCGCTATCGAACATCGGAGGAAAGCGGCATGAAGAACCCTCAGGACAACGTCAACGCCCTGCCCGCTTTGCTCCGCGCTACAGGTTGCGTCGACACGCTAGAAACAAACAGTCTCTGCTGCGCAGCAGCAGGCATTATTGCTTCTTCCAGCGCCACTGCCGAGGCACTTATACCCCACGAAAAGCTGCGCGGGGCAGCGCTCGCTGATGCAACGCTAAACGCTCAGCAACGCCCGCTCGCGCAGCCTGCCTTGGGGTATACGCACGCTTCGAATGCTGTGGATTACCCGCCAGAATCGAAACCAGGCCAGCGGTACTGGCCTGCCGACCTGACCAACGTGCGCTCCGATGAGTGGGCTGTCATGTCTCCCAAGCACGTCGCAGAGTTTGCTGGTGTTACAGAGGTATGGATGCTGCTGGAGGCCGCTCAAAAGCGCATTGCCGAGTTGGAACAGGTCAATGCAAATCTGCGCGAACGCGACCGAGCCCAATCAATAGCCAATCAATTGACCCAGGCAATCACCGCTACACCTATCGCGGAGGCGACGTCGCTATGACTGCCTTCAACACACACCCAATCACATCAGCCGTGAAAACCCAATTCGGTCTCGACTTCGCCGGCGAGATCCGCGTGGACCTCTTCGCCGGCGGCGGCGGCGCCACCATGGGTCAGGAAATGGGTACCGGCATACCGGTCGATATCGCCATCAACCACAACCCTGATGCAATCAGCATGCACAAGCGCAACCACCCGAGCGCCGAGCATTACATCACAGACGTCTACGACGTGTGCCCGCGCCTGGCGACTCGCGGCCGTCCAGTTGCGCATCTGCACGCCAGCCCTGAATGCACCCACCACAGCCTCGCTGCCGGAGGTCAGGCGCGCAGCACCACCAGCCGTTCGCAGTCATGGGTCATCCAGAAATGGGGAGGCCAGGTCAGCCCCCGCAAGATCACGATGGAAAACGTCGTGCAGATCCTCCAGTGGGGACCGCTGATCGCTAAGCGCTGCAGCAAGACTGGCCGAGTGGTACGCCGTGACATGACAGTCGCCGCTGCCGGCGAGAGGGTACCGGTACAAGAACAGTACCTGGTGCCCGATCCAAAACGGAAAGGACGAACCTGGCGCCGCTTCGAAAACAACCTGCGGTCCATGGGATACGACCTGATATACGGCAAACTCAAAGCCTGCGACTTTGGCGCCGCCACTACCCGCGAGCGCTTGTTCCTGATCGCTCGCCGTGACGGTAAGCCACTGCGCTGGCCGGAACCGACGCACTTCAAGAACCCAGCCAAGGGACAGTCAGCCTATCGCACCGCCGCCAGTTGTATCGATTGGTCTCTTCCATGCCCGAGCATTTTCCTCACCAAGGAAGAAGGCCGTGCTGCAGGTGTGAAACGACCACTGGTGAACAACACCATGGAGCGCCTGCGCAAGGGCGCCAAGCGCTATGTCCTCGAACACAAGAACCCGTTCATCGTCAGCGTCAACCACACAGGCAACGACCTGGCGCGATGCCAGTCCGTAGAAGATCCGGCGAAGACCATTACCGGTGCGCAGG